GGCCAATTATCCGCGAAAATGGCGGATGGGTTTGCTTTATCACTACATTCAGGGGACGAAATCACGCATACCAGATGTATCAACGTGTCAAAAATAACCCCGAATGGGCCTGCGAAATTCTCACGGTTAATGACACGTCTAACGCAGACGGTACGCGCGTCTTAACAGACGAAGATATACAAGCGGAACGCGATAGCGGAATGTCGGAGGCAATGATACAGCAAGAGTATTACTGCAATCCGCTCGCTTCCGCTGAAGGCGCTATTTATGGCGCTCCCTTATCTAAACTGTTAGGCCAACAAAACGTTAAAGCGGAATACGACCCTAAACAACCTGTTGTTGCTGCTTGGTCACTGAAGTATTTGCCTGTGAACGTTTCAGTAGTGTTTTCACAGGGTAAAAACGTTATTGGCTCTCGCTCTTGGATGTTTGAAACCTTCGCAACCGCTCTAGCAGAAACACAGCGAGACTTTCCCTGGATGGTGGGCTCGCATGTATCAATGGATAAACCCGAAGCATTACAAAATATGTTCGATGCTGGTTTATATCCGCGTACCGTGATTTGCCTGGACGACCCATCACAGATAACCTCCGCTGCAATTATTTCTGCTAACATTGATACAGAGGTGAGAAAATTCGAGCCTGAAGGTAATAACCTCTTGCTAGTTGAAGCTCTCAACGGTTACGCAGCAAGGGAAACCAACCTCAATAATTGGTCTATGTCAGGCGTTAGCGAATTTCACTATTTAACTCGCGCCTTTGAAACGTTCGCAGTTTGGAATCACTACAACCCAACAACTGCACAATGGAGCAGGGGTACAGATTATACACAACAGGACAGAGGCGTTATCTAATGGCAAGAATTCCTAAAGACGATAGAGACTTACTTGCGAGCTTAAGAACGCAGCTTAGACAATGTGTTGGCTTTGAAGGTGACAAGATAGTAAACGATAGAGCGGCAGCATGGCGCTACTATTTCGGACGCCCCAGAGGTGACGAAGTAGTGGGACGCTCTGACGTGGTATCTGGCGATTTGTCGGCAATGGTAGAAGCTGTTCTATCACAGATGGATGATGCGTTTACAACCGGCAGGCTAATAGAGTATGAAGCTGACGGTGCTGACGACGTAGACCAAGCGCAGCTCGAAAGCGATACGGTTTGCAAATTCGTAGGCCGAAGAAATGGCAACATGCAAATGCTCTCTGCGGTTAAAAGTGCGCTGCTGCTCCGCAACGGAGTTATTAAAGTGTGGGTTGAACAGCGAAGCGAAACCCATACCGAAAACTATATCGATGTTACGCCGGAAGCAATCGCGGCAATCGCGCAGGGAAAGCCAGGCATTACTACGCGAATTCCAGAAGGCGGGTATGATTCTGACGCACAAACTTTAGAGATTGAGGTAACAAAAACCGATAAACGTCTGCGCGTTGATTTTGTTCCTATGTATAACTTTATCTATCCCGACACTTGGAACAATGCAGACCTTTCCGAATGTCCGCTAATGTTCGAGCGTCACGTAGAAGAACGTTCCAAACTTATGGAGCGTGGGTTTAAAAAATCGAAGGTCGATACTGTTCCGCGCATTACAGGAGACAACGCCGTCGATTCAATGGCGCAAAATCCGGGTAACACAACTAACAACCGCATTGGGTTAGATTCGTCACAAGACCAAGTAGAATGGTATGAAGCTTACGCCAATATGGACGACGGCAAAGGAAAATCAAAACGCTACTGCATTGCGTTTGCTGATAACGTCATACTCGATAAGTCTCCTGATTTTCTTGTCCCCTATGCTGCTGGCTCAGTGTTTATCAATCCGGGCAGATTTACCGGCATTTCGCTATATGACAAACTCAAAACCGTTCAAGACGTAAACACAGGATTAGAGCGAGCCCTACTTGATAACGTTAACACGGTTAACAAAAACCGCACTGCCTATATGGATGGGTTGGTTAACGTAGACGATTTGTCAGACGGACGCACTAACAACAACATTAGGGTGCGAGCTGGTGTTGTCCCTGACGTTCGCGCAGCAATAACGGCGTTTACCATCCCTGACCAATCAGCCGGGATTCTATCCAACATTCAAGACCAAAAATCGCGCCGTTCTGAAATGGGGGGAGCTGCATTAACGCTAGCAACTGGCGAAATGCAAATGTCCGATAGAATGGGCTCGCAAGGTGTTGACAGAGCCTACAGCGTAATGGAGCAACTTTCCGCGCATATGACGCGCAACATGGCTCGCACCTTAATACGTTCGTTGTATCTAATCGCACACGCGCAAATGCGTAGACACTTTGATTACCCGGTATCCGTTAGGCAAGGCGAAAGGTGGTCAACAACAACCCCAAGCGAATGGGTTGAGCGTGAAAACTGCGCCGTAAAACCTGGAATGTCGCCAGGGGAACGCGCGAGACGCTCCGCTATGTTTGAAAAGATGATAGCAAGCCAAGTGCAGTTAGCGTCTGCTGGTATGGACGAAATTCTAGTTTCGCTCGATACCTTCTACACGACGCTTATGGATTGGATACGGTTGGGGGATGTAGACAATCCAGAGCGTTACTATGTAGATCCTCGCTCGCCCAATTCTATTAAGGCGCAAAAAGGTAAACAGGTTTCCGGGAAGCAACAGACGGATATGCAAAACCTTTTGATAACGCAAGCAATCAAGTTGGAACAGATGCGGAGTGCAATCGACAAGTACCGCGCAGACCAGGATACGCAATTTAAATACTATGACGCTAATCTCTCTGCTCAAATCGAGGAAGCCAAGCTAGTTGGCGCGGCAGCAATGGAAATGATTAAGCTCTACGATTCGGCAGGTAAAGAAGTTAAAAACGTAGCAGGAGAGGTTATCGAAAATGGCGAAGGTGCCGACGGAGACGAAGGAACAAGCGAAGCAACTACAGAGCAATCCGCTAGTGCGGGTGATTCTGAATAGTATGAGGGAGACAACAGTTATGCAATGGCGCGTATCTGACAACACGGCAGCTCGGGAAGCAGCGTGGATGTTTACGCGAACCATTGATAGCTTTGAACAAACCTTAGATGGTTACATTAACGAAGTATTGAAAGCGGAGACGCAAGAATGAGTGACGAAGGTGTACAACATGCAAACACAGAAGCGGCGCGAATTGAAGCTGGCACAGGAGCGGACTCGGCAAGCAACGAAACGACACAACGCGCCCTCGCAATTCTGTTGGGAAAAGACAACGAAGGTATAAGTGACGATTTACAGAGCGAAGAAAATGACGAAGGCGTAGGAAAAGGCGCTAACGGAGTTGATAGCAAAGGCAGCAAAAAGCCTATTAAAACCATCGCAGACGCGGCAGAACGTCTCGGACTCAAAATCGAAGACTTGTATAAGCTAGAGGTTTCGATAGCAGACGGGCAAGACTCGGAGAAATTCTCCGTTGGCGCTCTTAAAGACGCGATGAAAGATAGGTCAGACTTTAAATTCCAACAACTTCGTTGGGGGGAAGACAAAGCAGAGCAGGAGGGAGAGCTACTCCGCTCGCGCAACGAAATTGTAGAGTTGCTGGCGATGATGCCTAAAGAGGCAATCAAACCCGAAGTGATTTCCAAGATACGCGAGAAACATGACGCAACGCTTAAGCTCGAAAGGGAACGAACACTCAACGTTATTAAAGAATGGCGAGACGAAAAAGTTAGGGGAGCTGACATAGACGCGATGCGAGAGCATCTAACGCGAGCTGGCTTCCCTGCTAATTATCTTGGTCAGATTAGTGACCATAGGACCATGCGCTATATCCGGGAGAATATGCTACGAGAGCAGCGTATCCAACAGGCTTTAGCAATGGTGAAACCTAAGCAACCAAAGGGGCAAGCTCCGAGCCAACGCGGTAATTCGATGCGTAGTGCGTCGCAACCAACCGCGCAACAGAGGGGCAACACTGGTGAGAGCCAACGGATTCAAGCGGTTAAAAATCTCTTACTCAACAAAGGATGATAGAAAATGGCTGCACCAGCAGACTATTGGGATGAAGCAGACCTTAAAGCTCTTGTAGCTGGCGGGTTGGTTAATGAGGATGTAATGCAAAAAATTTGGGATATATCGCGTATCCCGCTCCCCTTTACCGATTTGGTTGGGACGGATAGTTGCGATAACTCCTATTCTGAATGGGTACAGGATGCTCTGGCTGCGCCTAACACTGCTAACAAAGCAATATCAGGCGCAGACGTTGCAGCTCCCTATGATTCGGCAACTTCCAACGGCAAACGTGTAGGCAACAACTGCCAAAACAGTATCAAAACTGTTGCAGTGTCCGAGCGAGCGCAAAACGTTTCTGTTGTTGGTGGTGCTGACGAATACGCGCGGCAGCTTATGCTTCGTCAACAGGAGCTTAAGCGTGACGTTGAAGCTATCGCACTGACGCCCCAAGCGTCTGTTGTTGATAACGGCAACAACACTGCCGGGCAATCTGGCGGGTTTGATGCGTGGGTTGTCTCAAACGTTTCGTTGGGCGCTACTGGTGCTGTTGGCGGATTTAATACAGGCACTAAGCTTGTAGTTGCTCCGACTAACGGAACCAAGAGGGCGCTTGCGTTTGATGCCCACCTCCGCGCAGTAATCGAGGCAGTCTATAACAACAACGGAGATATTACGGTAGCAATGAGCGTTGCTGCTGTAGTAAAGCGCCTTAACACCTACATGCTTTCGACGGCAGGCTTGCAGTATGCAGCGTCTCCCGTTGCTAACATTTCTGGTGAGGTGCCGACCGCACAAGTGCAACAGGCATATATTAACGTAATGCGCACAGACTTTGGCATTACGCTAACGATTATGCCCAATCGCTTGCAACAGCTCTACACCACTGCTGCCTCTCTGTTCTTGATCGACCCAACCAAAGTAGCTTTGGGCTACCTGAAACCCTATGGCACGAAGCCTATTGCAAAATTGGGTTTGTCTGATCGATCAGAGATTTCTGTAGATTGGACTCTTAAGGTGTACCAAGAAAAGGCGCATGGCGTTATTCGGGATATCGACCCGACACTTGCGGTTGTTTAAATGACACCAGAGGCAAGCTTGGGGTTGTTGTCTTATCTTCGGGACGTAGGAACGGCAGGGGCAGTAATTTTCGTTATGTTGGTTTTTCTTAAGTACATTCGCTCACGCGACGAAACAATGGAAAAAGCTTTAAACAGCATGACGGAAGCATTTAACCGAATGTCGCTAGTTCTGAAAGATAAAGATAAAGACAACTAGAGATATGGTGCGTTGCCCCCGAGCGCACCTTTTTCTAACTGTTAGGGGTTAACATGGCTCGCAACGAACACCAGTTTAAAAAGTTTGGTTTCCCTGACGGAACTAAAAAGGGGAACGCAGGCAGAAAAGAAATTCTGAATTTGAATAAAGAGCTACGCAACCTAACCGACCCGTTAGGACACTCCCCTTGGGGCTCGATTATTCTACAAATTCCAGAGCTAGATTTTTACGTATTGGTTAAACGGTATCCAGATCTTATGTCGCCAGACGCCGAAATCAGCACACGCGCATACGATAAGTTTTTGCGCTCTCCTGAGTCCCTGCCGTACCGCGTTAGGAATACAGATAAGGTGCAGCGATGATTAAAACAGAGTTAGCGGCAATGATTCTAGACGTTGCCCATAGGCCAGACCTATCGACAAAAACGGATATGTTTATCCGTCAAGCGGAGGCAATGATAGCCCGAGACGTTCGCGCTAAAGAGCAAGTTGTTTGGGGCTCAACATTCACAACCGCTAACCGAACAGGGGCAGGATTGCCTACATACACTCTACCAACGGATTGGTTGGCGGAACGTGTTATTTGGTCGCCAGATAGCACCAGAAGTGACCCGTTAGAGTCAAAGAGCTTAGGAGAATTGCGCAGCCTTTCGAGCAGTGCGCCCCCGCTTTGGTTTGCTATTCGCGGTTTGGTTATCGAATTTCGTGGCAGCCCTTCTGATACTGACGTAATTCCTTACGACTACTTTAAGCGTATGCCAGCAATTACAGCTATAGATGCTGACAACGTTCTGCTTAACGCGCACGAAGAACTATATTTAGCTTCGGCGCTTTTCTACTTGCACAAATACGAACAAAACTTAGACCTAGCACAAGCGCAGTTGTCTTCGTTTACCCATGCTGTTGAAGGTGTTAACGCGGAAGGCGCGTTTAAAATTGGTTCTGCATCCCCAGCACCAGTCTATAATTTCCAATCTCGGAGTGCCTTTTAAATGCCGTTAGAATCTGTTACACACATAAGCGATTTGAACATTAGCAATCCTCCGGGAACAGATGGGCTATCGCAAGCGGATGACCATTTACGCAATATAAAAATTGCGTTAAAAACAGACTTCCCTGGAATTACTGGTGTTGTTAATTCAACACAAGCGCAACTCAATAGACTTAACTCGATAGCTGCGCAAACTTTTCTTGCTAATGCAACCAATGGTGCTGCTGCTCCTACGGAATACCCGCTTAACTTGCAAAAGATAGTGTATCTTTTGAATGATCAAAATTTTGCGTCTACTACACTCGCAAACATTACAGACTTCACCAATATCGCAACGTTAGACGCAGATACCATTTACCTAATAAGCGCAGCCTTCGACTACAAACCTACCGCTAACGGAGGTTTTAAAATGGGATATGTGTTGAGTCAAACAGCACAGGCTGGACGATTCATTCATATGGACGCAGATGGCCCCATCGCTGGCCTAGAGTATTTTTTCAATCCGTTTACTGCTGCTCCGTTGATTGATTCACTCGGTTCAGGTAGTAACGAACGGGTTGTAATGATTCTGCCGCATAGCTGGATTCATACCCATCTAACGCTGACTAGTACGTTAACATTTCAAGGGGCATTACACGCAGCGTCTGGCAGTGTCGATTTAAAACGCGGAAGCAGTGTAATAGTTACCCGGTTAGGTGTTGCTTAATGGCTAAACAATTAGCAAGGATAAGACCAACACGCGGGTTGGCGTTTGACGTTGCGCCGTGGGAAATCTCGAAAGATTTTTACAGTAGATTGACTAACTGTTTAATTCGCTCTGGTTTCCCGGTGCGTATCGGAGGCAATCGAGTTGCCTACAATCCTCCGACACAAGCACCCCTGCACCATTTCAACATTCCCATGCTAGGCAGCAACTTCTGGCTTTATCAATCTGCATCAAAAATCTACGCTGTTGCGTCTGCAACTCACACAGATATAACAATCCTAACGGGGCTGAGTGCAGTAACGAAGCCTTCGCAATGGTCGCACACGTTGTTAAATGGTATTCCCATTATGAACAACAGCCTAAACACTCCCCAATACTGGCTAGGCAATGTTGGGGTTAAGACTGTCAATCTTCCAGGTTGGCCGATAAATACGTTAGCAGATTTCATTACCTCCTATAAGTATCACCTATTCGCTTTTGGGATTGCTGTTAGTGGTGTCCGCAATGACAACTTGTTTTTGTGGTCAGATGCTGCTGCCCCAGGAACCATCCCGCAATTTTGGACTCCGTCGGCAACCAACGAAGCAGGTAGCGGACAACTTAGCGATACACCTAGTGTAATTACTACGGCGCGCACCTTAAGAGATTCGTTAGTTATCTACAAACGTAATGCTGCCTATACTGTTGACTATGTTAAAGGCAACGACAAATTTGCAGTTAAAGGCTTGTGGTCACGTACTGGTGCGTTGTCACCTAGAGCTGTTGACGATTGTAACGGTTGGCATGCAGTAGTTACGCAAGGTGACATTGTTCGCAATGATGGGTTTAACCAACCTGTTAGTTTTGGCGATGCTCTCGTAAATAATTTTTTGTTTAATCAATTGAGCGGGACAACTTACGAAGCTCTGCAAGTTTTGTATGACCATACTAACCGGGACATTTGGATTTGTTTTCCGGAGCAAGGTGCTACCTATTGCACCCTAGCTCTTGTCTACAACATTCCGTCGGATGCTTGGGGTGTTGTCGAGTTGGCAGACGTTGCTTATACCGCCATGGGCGTTATTGACGATGCTATACCGGGAACAACCTACGATACTTCAACGCTGGTTTACGATACAACCTCGCTAGCGTATAACGAATCTAGTCTGTCGCAAGCTGTTGAGACGATGATGCAAGCGCAACCTAGTCAAACACAGTTTGTTGCGTTTAATACTACAGACTTAATCGTAGTGAATTCGTTGGTTGCTAAATACTCTATGACCTTTGGCGAACCGGAGCGCATAAAATTTGTGCGCCAACT